TGCATATCCGATGGAAATGATTCTTTCCTTTTGGTGTTGATATAAAAACTATCTTCTTTCCCTTAACCATAACACAAGCGGAAAGAACTTCATCCCAAAGTTCCGGCCTTGTAAATGCCATCTCATCGATAACCATATAATCAAACGTATTGCCTCGGATATTATCCGGCCGTTCCCCGGAAAAGAACTCGATGGATGAACCGAACCCGCTAATCAGTAAATCGGATTTGTTGAAATCAAATAGCCCGGATTTTGCAACGGCCTTTTCAAGTTCGGCAAATACTTTTTTACCTTGTTTATATACTGGAGTAATCCAAGCGATTTTGCATCCAGGATCATTGATCGCCCAATATAATAATTGGTTGATGCCAAGTAAAGTTTTGCCGAATTGCCGGCCAATATTCAAAGCGAAATATTTTTCTTTCCCCTGGTTAATGGCTGCATGAATCAAACGTTGATTATCATGCGGCTTATAACCTTTTATCAAACTCATTCAAAATCAAATTTATCTACGCTCCGAGTTTCGAGTTGTTGGCGATCATGCATCCCCAAACGGTTCTTTGCGTAGAATATTCCCTTGCCTTCATTGGCAACAATATCCGCGGCCAAAGATTTAAAAAGTTCATCTATCTTTTTAATAGTGTCGACTTTTAATTTATCATCCGATTGAAGCCAATCATAATATGTTGCTCGATGGATTGTTTTCTCCTTCTTAATCAACGGAATCCAAATCCTTAAAAAATAATCAATTGTCGGTATATGCCGATCCATAACAAGCATAACTTCCCCTTTATTACTTAACTGTTCCTTCTTATGAGAACAACATTCAGTAATATAAATAAAAGCAAGTTCCTCGAGCTTTAAAATAAATTCATTTGAATACGCCATAACTTTCCAATATACTATGTTTTTTTGTTCGAATATCTTTCTCGAATACTATATATTTTAAACTGGCGTTCCATTTTATTCACTCCATTTCCAAGGGATTTTTGTTCGCCATGCCTTCGATAAAAGTAAAGAAAAGCATTAACATAACCAAGCTTTAAATCATTATATAAACATCTCATATTAAATTCATATTCTTCGGCGCAATCAATTGTTTCATCAAAGAATCCAATCTTATCAAATACATCTCTTCGGTACATCAAGGAACCGCCATGAATTGAATTGTACATAACCAATTGCTCGAATGTTGGATTTGTTCTTTCTGGAATGTACTCCAGTTGTTTGCCGGCATGCATCCCTTCCATATAAATTGCGATTGCATTTCCATTAATGAAATCAAAATCAAGCATTCCTTCAACGGAATCTTTAATTGAATTTGTTGGCAAGTAATCATCTTCGCAAAGGTATTTGATAAACGTACCGCTTGAAGCTTTGATGCCTTGATTTAAATTATAAGAAACCGAAGCATCATGATTGGATTCAATTATCTCGATTGGTCCTGGATAAGATTGCCGATGAATTGATGAAATTGCTTTATTAAGATATCCGCGATCTGTTCGGTATGGAATAATAATTGAAACAAGCGGATAAGTCATTTAAGAAGATTTAACAGATGTTTGCCCGCAGCTTCCATATTATGCTTGCCGACAAACCCTTCATGCATTGAAGCGCGAATTGTTTCAAAATTATCTTTTGTTACAACGTTGAGAATATTATGAAACTTTTCTTCATTGTTTGCAAGTACAAAATTATGATTGCCATAAACATCTTCGTAAGCTGCCGGATTCAAGTTGTTTGTAATAACCAAACATCCAAGCGCGGTTGCTTCAAATGCTGTAACTCCAAAACAACCGTATAACTTTCCATTCAATAACGGTTGGAATAGTTCAATGTAAATATCGCACTTTGCAATCCTTTGAAGATTGTTGTAGTGCGGATATCTTGTTTCATCAATATGGAAATTAAATTTATCTTTGAACGGTTTAATCATCTCTTTAATCTTATCTGTTCCCTTAACAATCGGATTGCTTGGAAAATGGCCAATTGTAATTGTTCCATCATAACGCTTTGGCCTTTTATCAACAAAAGAAAAGTGCGGGGCAATATAAGTGAAATCTTTGTTGTGTAGTAAAAATTCACATTGATCCGTAAATATCCTTTGCCCCCGGAACAAGCTATCATAAAATTCTTTATTGTTTCGGTACCTGGTGCCGGTATGGTAAATAATTAACTTTGGATGATTCCGAACCACTTCAAAGATTCTTGGATCGGAATGAAATACTTGAACAACATCATATTCCATGTAATGCTTTGCAATATCATTTATTGTAACTTGTTCGCTTTGTGTTTGATAATTGAATACATGCCGTTGAAAAGTCCAATCAACGCAATTCACTCCAACCGCCCGAAGAGAATTTGCATTCTCATGGCTCATGTTGGCGAAATCCATTGATGCCAAATTTAAAACGTGCATATCTTGTAAATCATTATCCAAAAAGAAACCCCCAGGATTAGCATTGCTAACCAAATTAAAAATTGATTCATTGTTTCAATAGATTAATTAAATGAATTTTTGTTGCATTCTTTCCGCTGTTCAATCCTTTTGCTTTAACCATTTTTTTAAGTTCTTGGATTGAAGCTGCTTCCGGATTGAATACATCAACTTTGATTCCGGTAAAATGAACAAGCTTGGGATTAACTCGCAGCATCTCGGAGTTCATCCGATCCATTGCAATACGAACACAAGTTCCGCAAGCGGTATTCAACCCGCCGAATCCATTATCGGAATACCAAACAGCAAGCTCGCGCTTTAATGTTTCATCCAAATGGCATGATCTCATCTTTGAGAATTGATTAAGTTGATATTTTAGTTCATCGCTTACTTTCATAAATCAAGATTAGTTCGGATAATAAATAAGAAACAAACGCCAGGGGAATCAATTTCCAATCAATGAATAAATAAATACTTGTTGCAATCCAAAAGGATAAGCAAGGTAAACAATTGAACGGCTTAATATTCGGAAGGTTCCAAGTCTGGAGCGCCCTCGCCATCGCCGTTGCGATAATTATATAAATCATATTTAAATTTTTTAATTGCTTTGTGAATAGTATCCAAGCCAAGCCCGGTATTTTTTTTGATTTCTCGATAAGTCATTCCATATAAATGCATCTTTGTTATTTCTTTGATGAATAGTTCTTGATCATCTTTGGGCATTTTATTTAAATAATTGTGAATAAGTTCTTGATATTCATTCGGATCTTGTTCATCATCTTCATTGGCAACATCAAAGAGTTCATTCGCCGGGAATCTAAATTGCCGGTTAAATTCCGAACCCGGCCAATTGTATTGGTTCCAACAAAACCGAGCGAACATCTTCGGTAAAACATTCGCTTCAAGTTCATAATTATGGAGTAAAAGATAAACATGGGAAACAAGATCGCGATGCAAAGGATCATTTGACGTAATCTTTTTCGCGATTTCATAAGCATCTTTTTCCCAAAACATGGGCTAATATAATATAATTTTCTTTCAATCAACAAAATCTTTTGAAAAAAACTCAAACCATTGAACAAAAAAGTGTTGGCCAACTGGCTTTGAATTGATAAATCTGTTCATCATTGGATAAGAAACATTCATATCTTCGGCAAGGTGTTTAATTTTATAACGCTTGTTTATTGTGTTTTTAATATGCAAGCGCATAAAATCAGTTATGTTTTGATTTTCAGAAAGGTAAATCATCATCCGCTTGTTCATCCTCTTGAATTTTAGTTTCTACTTTTGCACGCTCCAGGATATCGCAATCGAATCCTTGAAGGCGAGTAAAGAACTTTCCGTTCCATTCACGCCCGCGGATATCAAAAGATATCTCAACGGCATCATTTACGGAAACAGTTTCAATCAATGATGTTTTATCATTAATAAATTCAAATTGAATAACTTCCGGATACTTGGAATTTGTTTCAATGTTGATTTCTTGTTTTGCAAACTTTTCTGTAATTTGCACTTTCTCGCCAATTTTCTTGACAACTCCAATCATTTTGTAATTCATATATTTATTTTTTGTTTGTTACTTGTTTATAAGTTTCGTTGTTTCATATAAAAAATGGTCTAATTGTCATTACACCAACTGCAAAACCAAAGCTAAATGCCATTGCAATCAATGCTCTTTGTTTAAAAGTCTTAACTTCAATTGTATAATGGTTCATTGGTAAGCATAAAAAAGGGTTAATTGCAACCATCATAACCATACCCATCCAATGCTCATTCATTAAAAATCTAAATCCTGCAATTGAGTTGGCTTCTAAAACTATTGCTGAAAAAAATACAATTAATAATTTCCACCATTCTACTGCTGTTTGTTTTGCCATCTTATTTATCATTTAATTCAGCAATACACATCGCATAAAACATCGAAGCATGTACTAACTTCTCATTCATAAATTCTTCTTTCTCAACATTGCGTTCATATTTAAGAACCGTTATTCTTTTGGCCGGTTCGATATGATCAACCTGGTGTATTGTTTTATTATCCCAATCGGAAAGCAAATCATCGCCGGTTGATATCATGCAATAAACAAGCTCGAATAATGGCTTATCATATAACAGCATATATGCAACCCCTTGCCATTCATATTTTGAGTTATGCGCTTCGGAACCAAATGCCGGAAATGTTTCTAAACTCCAGGATGTTTTGCAATCAATGATTGAATCTTCGGTTATTATATCGCATTCCCCGGATAAATATTCAGTTTCAACCCGAAGATTGTTTTTCTTGTAATCGGTAAATCTAACGGCATTTAACAAAGCAATTGATTCAAGTTCTTGATCAATGCCTTTCATTACTGGCTTGGTTCTTATTTCCGATTTATAACCATAAAAGTTTTGCTTTGCAATTTCCCGGATGTAAGTTTTTGCCCCTTCCGATAATGCTTCGGTTTTATTCCTTGGCGATGCCATTAAATTTCCGATTGAACTTGGATGCCATTTCATAACGTTATGGCTTTAAGTTGTAAATCCGTTAAAGAATAAGTTGCATGTAATTGTTCAATTGTGAATTTTTTATCCGCAATTGCTTGCAATGCTTTTTGAAATCTTTCATTGTCAATTGATGGCTTTGCTTTTGGAGCTGCGCTTGCGGTGTTGCCATCATCATCAACGGCTTGCAAAGATAAAAGCGATTGTAATGTTCCCCTTCGGAAATAAGTAACAGCGGAAAGAATTTTTTGGGGATCTGTAATCAATGGCAATCTCATAAAAGATTCAATCATTTCCCCGGAATCAATATCAATAATTTGAGTAGTTACAACATCATCTTTAATTGGTTGTAATAACACAAGGCCATTTTCCCAAAGTAATGGTTCAACTGTTTCAAGCAATGCATTGATATCGGCATAACTCTTTTTAAAGTGGGGATTGGTTGCGTTCTTTTGAACTTTACCGATTAATTGTTTCGCGGCATGAAGCTTCGCGTAAATTCCTTTTGGAGCGGTTGGCTCCGGTGTTGGTGTTGTTGGTTTCATGTTGTTGTTTTTAGTTGTTTATTTTGTAAAGTTAATCATTTATTTTAAATATGCAAGCAAATTATTGTAAAAAAGTATAAAAGAATCAAAATCTTTTGCGATATAATAAATTCCCCCGGCGCTTTCAACCGATTCTTGATATTGTTTTTGAACTTCGGATTGTTTATCCTTGCCAAATTTTACTTCAATCTTTACGGAACGCCCCTGGATGATTGCGGAAATATCCGCGGATCCCTTGGTTCCGGTGCTTGGAGTAAACATCCCCTTCAATTGGCGGGTATTTTCCCCGACTTTTATCTTTTTACCTTCCCGATAAATTCCCATCGTATTAATCCGTTCCGCTTGACAATTAGAGTAATTCAAAAACTTAATAATACATTTGGTTAATGCATTGGTTGAATTATCATTGTAATCTTCAGGCACAATATATGGATTGCTTGGATATTTTTTTTGAAGATAATCAAACTCCAGGGCTTTAAGTAATGCTTTGTTTTCTTTATTCATGATTCAACGGTTTTAATTCCGCAAGCGTTACGGTTTTTGTATCGCATCGGAAAGTAAAGTTATTATCCATTTCGCCTGCCAGGTGCAAAATAGCATTATTAAAAAAATCTATTTTTGAAATATAGCCATTAATAAAAACCTTTGAAAAATCATTCATAACATAAATGCAACAATAATAATCGCATTGTTGATCATATTGATCGCATGGCAATTTAAATTGGTGCGCTAATCTTGGGGGATTATTTACGCGAGTTGCTTTTATTTCAATCTTTTTATTGTTCATTAAAAAATCATAATCAAATTGCTGCGCATGAAATATTTCTTTTCCAATTGACGAAAAGTAATCAAGGAAACATATTTCGGCAATTGCCCCGGCAGCATTGCCATCGCCTTCGGTAATGGATTTATTTAAAATTCCAAAATCGTAAAGAGTTTTTGCTCTTTTTAATTGGTCTAAACTTGGTGTAATTGTTATCATGTTGTTTGTTTTTTAATTGAAAAAATTATTACTTGTATTATTGTTTGAATTTGTTCATCTGTTAAATCAAAATAAACTGGCAAAGAAATTTCATTTTGATATTTATTCCAGGTTTCCGGATAATTTTTTATTTTATAACCGCGCTTTTTATATGCTGTTAAAATTGGAAGCGGTAAAAAATGAACATTAACCGAAACATTTTGATTGAAGATTTCATCAATTATTTTATCTCTCATTGATTCATCGATTCCTTTTATCCTTAATTGATAAAGATGAAAGCTGCTAATTTTATCTTGAGTTGTATGCAATGGAAGCATTGCCCAATCATATTTTGAAAATGCTTTATCATATAAATCAAATATTTCTTTACGGCGCGTTAAATTTTCTTCGTAGCGTTCCAATTCAACCAAGCCAATTGATGCTTGTAAATCAGTCATATTGCATTTAAAACCGGGATGAATAACATCATAACGCCAATTTCCTTTTTGGCTTTTGGATAATGCATCTTTATTTTGGCCATGCAAAATCATTTCGCAAAACTCTTTATAAATTTTATCATGATCAAATCTCTTTGGTAAATCAAAACAAAGCGCCCCGCCTTCGGCGGTTGTTAAATTTTTAACGGCATGAAAAGAAAAGGATGTTATATCGGTTAAACTTCCGGCGCGTTTATTATTGAACAAAGCTCCAAAACTATGCGCGGCATCGCTTATTATTAAAATACGGCCAAGTTGTTTTTGCAAAGATGAACTTGGATTGAATTGTTGCTTTATTAATTTCTCTTTAACTAATTTATTTACTGCAATATAATCGCAAGGAAATCCGGCAATATCAACCAGGATAATTGCTTTTGTTCTTGGCGTTATTGCTTTACGAATTTCATCAATTGAAATATTAAAATCATCTTGATTAATATCAACCATTATTGGCTTGGCTCCAGAATGAATAATAACGTTTGCGGTTGCGCAATAAGTATATGCCGGCAATATAATCTCATCGCCTTCTTTGATTCCCCAGTAATTCAAAAGAACTTGAACGCCATTAGTCCATGAATTTACGGCAACGGTTGTTTTGCAACCGGTATATTCGGTTATTTTCTTTTCAAAAAGTTTTGTTTTATGGCCGGTAGTAATCCATTTGCTTTGCAAAGTTTTTACAACCTCATCAATAATTTTATCATCAATTCTTGGAATAAAAAAAGGAATCATAAGTTCATTGCTTTAGTTGTTAATTCATCCCAAACATCCCCGGCTTTCGGAGCGTTGAAATTTTCAATTCTAAAATAGCGCCCGGAGCTGTTCCGGCCTTTTGTTAATTTTAATTTGTTAAACTTGGCATATTCTCCAACCCACTTCAAGAATCTTCGCGCTTCAAGATCCTTCCATCCCGCGGTTTCATTCTTGAATAATTCTAAATAAGTATTGTTATAAATAAATTCATCAATTTTAATCGGATTATCATTCACAAAATCATAAAAATCTTTTGATGTTGCTTGGATGAATCTCTTTGCTTCGGCATTTATTGAAACCGATTTAAGCAATCCATTCTTAAGAAAGCTTTGCAAGTTGTGAATCATATAATTGTCAAATTTTGACCAATCAATTTCCGACCATGAATCAAATAATAACCGGCCATAAATATCAAGCGGGCTTCTTTGCGCGTTAAAGTATTGAAAGAACTCCAGTTCGTGCCTTCTTCGATCGTGAGAAGAACCGGCGCCGGCAATAACATAATTGGTT